AGACAAAACACCATTGCTAGGAATAAAATCTTTATATGCAGAATCGTAAAGCTCTTTAGACGTTTCTGCTCTTTTGGTTTTCACGCCCAATGCAACCTTGTCCGCGTCTCCCTTGGGCAACGCCTTCTCCGCAACATCACTAACCCTTTTCGGAGACGAGGCTGTTCTTTCGCCAATTTGCTCAAGAGCTTCCTCCCGTGTTTTTCCCATGCCAGCCACCGCTTGACGAACTAACGGCAAAACTCCCTCGCCGTACTCGCCAGCAGTTTGCTCTGCAAGGGTTATAGGAGACGGCTCTGGTATAGCTTCCTCTAGGGTTTGTGGCGTCAGGCCAACTTCTGAAAGCGCTTTTTGAGAACGCTTTACAGCCAACTCTTCTGGAGTTGAAAAAAATCTACTTGCAAGACCTTTAGCAGCTCCGTAGCCGCCTTTAAGCGCTGCGCCAGCTAAGGGCGGGGCTACACCAATAGCAGTTCCAATACCAGTTCCCGCCGCTTCTTGCCCCTCTCCCGACAGACCGTATCCAGCAGCGGCGCCAAACAGACCACCAGCTACGGTTTTAGCAAGACGGGTTTTTCCTTGAGGGACGAGCAAAGAAATGGGAAGCATAGAAATGCCCTCAGTCGCCGCACCGTAACCACCAGTTAAGCGCCTATCTTCAGCTATTTTTTTCTCAGCCGCACTACCAATAATTTTTGTTGGGGCGCCAAGTAACGCAGCATTTACAGCTAAACGGTCTAAGGCTTCAGCTTCTGGAGTTCTAGGCCCCAAAGGAGAAAAAGCGCCAATAGAAGGGCTATACTCAGCTAAAGCTCGTTTGCGTTTAAAGTCCACCGTTTCCCCTCTCCCCTCTGAGGAGGAGTGAGGTATTGGTTTTCCAGCGCGGCGCGCCTCTACATTTTCTTTAACTTGCTCCCGCGTTAATTTAACCATACGATTTTCTCATCCTTGGTCATTGAGCGCCAGTCGCTTTGCTTAATACCATTTTGACGCGCGCCTTCGGGGACAAGACGATTTGGTTTGTATATAAAGATACTTTCATCAAACTCATCAAAATCTTCGCTTCTTTTAGACATTTTATTATATCTTTTAACTAAAGTTATGCCAGTTTTAGCGCGCTCTTTAATTGCGTATTCGATAGCCTCTTTGATTACATTCGGATTTGTAAACATACTGTCTACCTGACCGCCCATGTACTCCAATATTCTTTTGGCATCCTGCTCCGTCATAACACCCCCGCCGACAACCTGTGTCCTGAGGAGTCCAAGCAACCCCTGCTGTTGCGCTTTACCAAGTTTTCTTGCCATCTCGTTAGATGTCATACTGTCTTCAAGTCCAAACAAAGTCTTAAGACCAGTCTTAATATCATCTACCTTACCAACAAAACCAAACGAAGAATCTTCAATACTTTGCGTGTAACTAGAAAGACTTCTTAGGGCAGACGCGTCTTCTGCAACCTTGTTGTAAGCAACGTTTATGTCCTTAAAATTAGGAACAATACTGGGTACAGGGCGAAATTTATCTTCATCAATTTTTTCGCCCGTGGCCTCATCAATCCGACCTTTGTCTGGGTCAAACCAAGTGCTTATAATTTTTGTAGGGTCACTTCTGTCTTCATACATAGCATGCCCCTTCGGTGCGCTTTTTTTCTCCGCAGCCTCTGTTCCAATTTTTTTGAGGGAGGAACCGTAAGACTCCCTTATGTTTGTAAAGTTACTGTCGTTTTCATAGATAACCTGCCTAACACCAACGTTATCAGTGTAAGCATAACCCGTCCCCATGCCTAAGGAGGCCTTAGAGGGCGGGGAGCCTATAGCAATCTCTCTCCAGTCAACTGTTTCTCCTGTAGATAAGTCAGTATAGTAAATTTTGCCATTTTTTTGATTTTTTTGCAAAGAAACTGGCTCACCTGTTTTTTTGTTGTATGCCTTCTCTGCGCTCCCCTGCTGAACAGATTTTTTTTCAGGCATGTTGGGGGTTTTGTAAAGAGTAATGCTAGGGTCAGCAACAGCTTTATTGTACTCAGAGCTACCTTGAGGAAACTGACCTATAATGTTGCCGTCTCTATCTTTAGCAATAAACAAGTCTTCTAAGGAGCCAGCGTTTAACTTTCTTTCTTCTGCGCTCAATTTACCTTCAGCAACAGCCATTTCTCGCTCAAGAAGACCGCGTTTAAACTTGCGCTCTTGCTCAGCAGCCGCAGCTTGGTTGCCAGCCAGCAAACCTTGAGCCACGCTAGAGCCAAGAGAAATAGGTGTGCGACTTGGGCCTTGCAGCAAAGAAGCGCCCAATGCGGATAGACGAGCGGATGAACCCTCTCCAGTAAAAGACCTTCCAAGTCCACGAGCAGCGCCAGCAAAGCCAGAGCCAAGGCCACTAGCAGCGCCAGACAAGCCAGAGCCAGCACGACTCAACAAGCCCTGCTGTGGCTGCATACGCTGTTGCAAACCAAGAGTTGCATCAGAAGGAGCAGGCATACGAGCAGGCTGACCCATTAAAGACTGCCCACGAAGAGGGTCATAGCCACCCAGAAGACCATTAAAGTTGTAAGGATTGTTCATTACAATTGCCCCAAGTAACCGCCCAGAAGACCAGCGTATGCTCTCTCTTGCGTTGTTGCATTATCACCCAAAGCCCCAGCAAGCGTTGCGGCGCCACCTAAGAATTGCTGACCACGGCTAGGCTCGTAGTACGGGGTTACCTGAGTTGTTGTCCCACCCATCGGGAACCCAGCAATTAAGTTTTGATACTGCTGTAGCTGTTGTTGCGGCGTAAGCTGCTCATATTGATAGCGCTGCATAGCTTCGTCAATACCCATTTGGGCTTGCTGCTGACGCTCTGCGCCGACCTGACCAAGTTGGCCGATGTCGTAGTAATCTTGAGCGGCCATAGACGGCGCTAGTTGAGCAGCCTGTAGACCCAATCCTCGTTGCGTTGCATAGTCGCGATAAGCTACATCAGCAGCTACATTGCCCATAGCCTCTGTCATGGCACGAGCGCCAGCTGCGGAGCCTGTGCGTCCACGTTGAGCCAAAGCGCTTTCCACGCTTTGTTGCACTGGAGCCAAGGCGCGGTCAATCGCACCAGTTAACAGACCAGACTGCGCTGGTGGAACATATTGCCCCTCCGCGCCAGTAGAGCCTAGAAAGGAGCCAAGAGTTGATTGGGCTTGCTGTGTAAGGGGACTGCCAGCTAAAGCGCGAGCTTCTTGAGCCTGAAGAGCTTGCTCCTGTTGCGGCGTGTACCCAGCGTAAGTTTGGCCCTGATAAAACTGCGGCGCACCTTCTTGATACTGACGCAAAGCCTCTGCCATCCCGTACTGTAGGAACGGCTGCGAAAAGGCGTTTGGAGCCTGTTCAGTGGTTGTCGTTGTTGTTTCTACCATAATACTTACCTCTGGCTTTAATCTATAGGTTTACACAGTGTTTGTAAACTTTATCCTAAGACGACATAATGAAAAATAATGTCTGATGTGTTTGAGTTACTTCGATGTGTTAACGTAAAAGTTTGCTTGCCTACGCTGCTTAAATATAAGTGAGTAAGCTCGTGAGCCGCATTAGATGATTTCGGTGTCCAGAGTATTACGCTATTAGGGTTTACTCTTAAATCACTAACTACAGTGGTTGTAGAGGACGCTGTTAAGTTCAACACACCAGTAGAGTTAATCTTTCCCTCTACAAGATTATTTACAACCTCAGACACCTCACGAGGTGTGCCACCCATGTTAGGGAGTCTGCGGTACTGATTAGCCATTATCTGCGCCCCATAGTGCCAGCGTCAACATCAATCCCCTGAACTTTTTCCCACTCTCCAGTCATGTTTAAACGCACTCTATGATAACGACCATTTGAGCGAACAGGACAGAAGTTGTCAGAGTTTAACTGAGATACAGGGCCATAGGTGTAGTTGTCAATTTGACGATTACGAGAAGCCACTTGAGCGCTAACGCCCCCTGTTTGCGCGCTCTCTCTCAAAGTCACATAAGGGACAATATTATTTACGGTAGAATGAAACCCAGTCTTAACTTCAAACTCGCCAGTTTCTATAGTGCCGTCTAGGACGCTTCCCGTGAAGGTTTGGATTTTGTTGTCTTTCGATGCTGCAAATAAGAACTCGCCACCTCGATATACAGGGCCATCCAAAGAAGCAGGCAAAACATCAATGCTCCCAAAAGCAGCATCAAGACCCTCAAGAGTATAACCAGCAGTGTAAACAGGAGCAACAACATCGACTGCAATCGAGGCAGTAGACCACTTACCAAGCGCGTAGTTGTAGATAATAAGTTTATCAGGATTTCCATTTGTTGCTGCCGTGCTTGCATAAGACCAAACAATAATTTGGCGTAGAGGGTCGGCAGACGCGCTCATGTTCCCTGCGTAGCCGCCGTTCCAATCCTCAAGGAAAAAACGGTTTACTTTTTCTGCTCCGATAGGATTAGACTTCTCACCATCAAACATGTAAAAACCATCATCCGCAAGATAAAAAACACTGTGGCCTACATTGCACACACTACCAGCAACCTTGCAGCCACGCACAGTTTCTACTTTGTCGAACTGAAAAATAAGTGGGGCGCCAATGTAGCTTCCGCGAACAATACCTTTCTCCATCAAGATAGTTGCGTACTCTCCACCAACTAGCCCAGTGACATCACCCATATCTTGTATGTCTTGATAGTCGGCTTGAGTAGTGCTTGAGATTGCCCAGTTGGTTGCATCATTGATATCAGACCATTGAACTCGATACGGCTTGTTACCGTCAGCGGTTGTGTTAGTAAACCCAGTCATTACAAAATCACGCACCACAGAGATGTATTTTGCTTTAGGCGCGTCCGCTGAAAGGTCAGAAAATAAACCACTTTCAGCGGCGGTAATTTTTTGGATAGGGTCTGCAAAGTTTGTGCAAACAACCGTCTCCCCGTACTGAACAAATCGTGGTCGGTCAGCGAGCGCAGTAGAGTAATTACCAGACTTACTTACGTTGTTCAACGAGCCATCAGTTGTATCAAACTGGTATATCTTTGTTCTGTCGGCGGCATAAAGAGCAACGTTGCTGTCATCATCAGCCGCCGCAAATAGCCCGACTATAGAGCTGTCGGCAGCTCCGCTGATTGGAGAGATGCTTTGCATACTCTCGTATCCATTAGCGGAGGGAATCACGTTGTTTGCAACAGTGGCGCCAGAACTTCCAAAAGCAGACTGGTCAGGTAAAAATTCACCAAAATTAATCATTATCTTTCACTCCAAAAATCAACGCTAGGCGTAACGCTTGACCACACCTCTGAGCCAACTACTTGTTGAGACCATGTTTCAGAGCCAGCGGCTATAGGTGTCCAAGTCTCACCCTCATCAGCCTGTTCAGACCATACCTCATTTCCAGCTGGAATGACAGACCATAACTCGCCAAGACGCTCTGCATCGACAGCTATTGTAGCGACAGCCTGCGGAGATGAGGTCGCGAAGACTTCAAAGTTTGCGGTTACATCTGGAACTACGGCGAAAGCAACGAGAGATGCGCTTCCCGTAGCAAGTAATCCGCCCACCGACACAACTGTTGCACTTGTAAGTGCTGACGCATCGCCAACGCGAATACGAGCAGCATCGGAGCTTGCGGTTGCACTTGACGCCAAAGACGAAGAGGCAATCTGTATTCGTATACCAGAGGAAGAAACAGAGGACAAAGAAGACACGGACGAAGAGCCAACAACAACCCTTAATGCTTCTGAAGACACCGATGTTGATGCAAGTGGCTGTGACTCACCAAAGGCAATACGCAGTGCCGTAGCAACCATTGTTGCGGGGCCAACCACAAGAGACGCACCAAACTGAATGCGTATTCCATCAGCGCTTACATCCACTTGTGTAGATTGCGACGACTCGCCTACTACAACACGAAGCCCCGAACCAAAAGCAACTGAGGAGGCCGACATAACGGCTTCCCCAGTTCGGATAGCGAATGATGTAGCAGAAACAGAGGATGACGTGGAAGCGTCAGACTCACCCTCACGAAGAGCCGCAGTTAGCCAAACAGAACTGTCAAGAGAATACGGTAGAGTGTCTAGCGTTCCCCAGTTATCTAACTGCTCAAGTGTTGGCCCTACGATGTCAGCCATAATTAAGCTGCCGTAATGTCTACACCTGAAGCAGCAACTTTAAAGATGTCAGCATCATTAATGGTTTTAGAGGATGTTAGTGCCGCGTGAAAAAGAAGATTTCCACCAGTCGAAGCATCGTAGATACCAATGTGTGTAATTGCACCCCAGTTGCCACCAGACGCCGCAGGGAACTCAACAGCACCACTGTTAGAAGCTGTGCCAGAAGAAGACGCACCGAAGGCCATAGCCTGACGTGCGTAGCCGTTTCCGCTTACCTCTGCGCCAGTACCAGCGTCAGTAGGGTCAGCAGTGTGCAGGCCAATATAAACGGCAGCAGGAGCTGATGTGCTTGCTGTGCCTAAGAAGTGGTCGAGAAACTTGTTCTCTAGGTAATCGCTCATTGCGCTCATGGTTATTCTCCGTAATCAGATTTCATAAAGAGAGCAGAACCAGCGTGTTTGCCTTCATCTTCTTCTCTTCGTATTTCAGTGATAGCCCGTGTAAACAGTTGCTCATACAGGTTAGTTTTCTGGTCGTCCATTAGATATACACCAGCAGCGGCCAAAGAGCCATACAGATAGGCATCTGGATGACGGGTTAGAATTGTGTTGCTAGTGTTAGAGTCTGACAGTTCATCAGCGCCTTCACCGTACACAATCTCGGCAGTGTAGTCTGCGTCTGGTGTCGGTGCGAATTTAATCTCGGCGCCCACAACTGTGTAAGCACGAGGCTTGCCAGTCGCGCCAGAAGAGTACATTTCATCTAAACGTACTGGTGTGTAATACTCAAGAACCTCTGTCGGGCTGGAGTTTAGCTTTACAAGTCGTACAGAACGCAAGTCTGTTGGCAAAGAAACAAATGCATCTCCACCAGACACAGTTGCTGTAGAGCGTTTTTCCTGAGAGCGAGTACTAAGCTCCCGCCCCATACGAGCCTCTGCAAGAGAGATAAACTCTGGGATGCGGTCAGTTAAGTCGCTACGAGCAAGAAAGTTTGCAATAGCAGTTTTTAGTTCACCAAAAGTTCCGATTGCCATTATACGCTTCCGCCACTAGTTCTAAATGCTCTGTTATCGTATTCGTTGAGCCATTTCTTCCAGCCATTCGGATTGTCCTTTGGCTGTCCCAACTCAAGCAGTAATTGATGATACAACGCTGTAGGTATTTCCGCAACCTTCTGTTGATGCTTCTGTGTGTTTCCCACTAGGCTGTTTTTTCTAAAGTCGTTTTGCTGTTCCCTGTTTGACTTCAGCAAAGCATCTACGTTTTGGCTTGTTTCGAAAACCATTGAGCCGTCATCTTTAAAATGCGCCCAAGTTTCCTTGCCAGTAATGTCGTCCCTTTTAACAAATCTCTTGGTCATAAATTCTCCTCGTAAGTAAAAGGGGCGGCGACCTCAAT